CCGGACGCCGTCCCGCCTACGGACACCGCCCCGGACACGGACGTCGTCCCGACTGCGGACCCAGCCCCGGCCACGGACGACGCCCCAGCCGCCAAGACCACCCGCCGCCCGAAAGCGGCTGGCTGACGAGCCGCCGCCTGACCCATGCCCTACCTCACCGCCGCCGACCTCGTCGCCCGCTTCGGCGCCGAGGAGATCGCCCAGGTCTCCGACCGCTCGCTGCCGCGTGAAGTCACGCCCGAGCTGCTCGCCCTGAAGATCGCCGCGGACCCGCTCACCAACTGCGCCCGCAGCGACGTTGCCGCAGTCGACGCCGCCGTCACCCTCATCGCTACCACCATCGACGACGCCCAATCGGCCGTCGACGCCTACCTCGGCGCCCGCTACACCGTGCCGCTTGCCACCGTACCACCGGTCATCAAGCGCCTGGTCGCCGACGTCGTCCGCTACTACCTGCACGGCGACCACGCCAGCGACCCCATCATCAAGGCGCACGACGCCGCCATGGACCTGTGCCGCGAACTCGCCACCGGCAAGATCGCCTTCGGCGAACTCCTCGTCGCCTCGCCCAAGACCACCGACAACACCATCACCGTCGTTAGCCCAGACCGCCTCTGGTCGCGCGACGCCCGCGGGCTATGAGCGGCGAATTCCGCATCGAAGTCACTGACGCCAGCCTGCTGGCCGCGCTGCGCCGGCTCGCCGGCGCCATGGCCGACCCCGCACCGATCATGGCCGACATCGCCGCCCTCGGCGAATCCAGCACCCGGCTGCGCTTCCGCACCCAGACCGGCCCCGACGGCAAGCCCTGGAAGCCCAGCCTGCGCGCCCAGCTCACCGGCGGCCGCACCCTCACCCAGGACGGCCACCTCGCCGCCTCCATCTCCGCCCGCTCCGGCCGCGACTGGGCCGAATGGGGCGCCAACCGCATCTACGCCGCCATCCACCAATTCGGCGGCACCATCCGCGCCAGGAACGCCAAGGCCCTGCGCTTCGCCCTCGCCGGCGGCGGCTTCGCCACCGTCCAGAGCGTCAAGATCCCCGCGCGCCCCTTCCTCGGCCTCTCCACCGACGACGTCGCCGACATCGTCCACCTCATCGAGAGCCGCATCGCAGCGGCCGCCGCCTGATGCTCGCCGAAATCGAACAGTCGCTCGTCGCCCACATCAAGGCGTCCCCGCTCGCCGCCCGCCTGCGCCAGGTCGAAGCCCTGCCCGATCTCGACGGCGACTCCCTCGTCGCCAAGTTCGGCGCCGACGCCCCCGCCGTCTACGTCGCACTCGGCGGCGGAGAACTGCAGGACGGCATGGCGGCGCTCACCGTCGGCATCGCCTGCGTCGCCCGCAACAGCCGCAGCCCGCAAGCCGCGCGCCAGGGCGACGGCATGCAGATCGGCCTGCTCGAACTGGTGCACGAAGTCGTCACGCTGATCCACACCGCCTACATCGAGGATCTGAGCTACCTGGTCATTCGCTGGGACCCGGTCGCCAGCGATGCACTCACCCGCAAGGGCCTGTACGCCGCCGTCGTCCAGGCCCGGACCGAAGGCTACTACGGCAGTTAACCGCCACCGAACTTAACGCCACCGAGGAGCACCACACATGGGATTCACCCGCGCCATCGCCGTCCAGCTCGCCGTCGCGCAGACCTACGGCACGTCCAAGAACATGACCGCGATCACCAACGCGGCCGAAGCCGTCGCCACGCTCGAGGCGAGCCACGGCGTCGTCGCCGGCGACTACCTCGAGATGACCAGCGGCTGGGGCCGCCTCAACGGCCGCATCGTCCGCGCCAAGACCGTAGCGACCAACGACGTCACCCTCGATGGGATCAACACCACCAACACCACGCTCTACCCCGCCGGCCTGGGTACCGGCACCGTCCGCAAGATCACCCCGGCCACCGGCCTGATCAACATGAGCCAGGTCAAGCTGGTCAACACCAGCGGCGGCGAGATGGACTTCGAGAACATGACCTGCATCGACGACGTCCAGGGCAAGGAAGCGCCGACGATCCCCGGCCCGACCCGACTGACGCTGACCGTCTTCGACGATCCGACGCTGGCCTGGGCTGCGGTACTCCAGGCCGCTGCCGACGCCACGACGCCGCTCGCCTTCCGCCTGCGCTACCCCAACGGCGTCCTGCAGCTTTTCAACGCCTACGTCGCCCTGCAGCGCTTCCCGCAGATCGAGTTCGGCATGGCCTTGAAGACCAACATCACGCTCGCGCTCATCGCCGAGCAGACGCGCTACGCGAGCTGAGGAGCCCGGCATGTTCAAGATCGTTCCCGATCCCACCTTCCGCGCCGCGGCCGCGCTGACCGTTCCCGGCCAGAACCAGCCCGTCCAGGTCATCATCGAATGGCGGCATCGCGATCGCCACGGGCTGCAGCAGTGGCTCGCCGATCTCTCCCCGCAGAAGCCGCAGGCCACGGCGGACGGCGATCCGCCAGAGCCCCTTCCGCCCACGCTCTCCGACGTCGACGGACTCGCGGCCGTCATCGCCGACTGGCAGGACGTCTGCGACGCCGAGGGCAACCCGGTCCCTTTCTCGAAAGCGGCCCTGCGGCAACTCCTCGACGCCTACCACAACGCCGGCGCCGAGCTGGTCCGCGCCTATGTGCGCGCGCTGACCGAGTCCCGCCTGGGAAACTGAAGGAGGCGGCGCTTGCCTTCGTGCAGGCGCCGGTGGCCGAAACCGAGCGCCGCCTCGGTCTGCAGCCGGGCGACCTCGCCGACATGCAGGAGATGCCCGTATGGCCCGAGAACTGGCCCGCCGTCGAGCTGTTCGCCGCCCTGCAGACGCAATGGACGGTCGCCCCGTCCGGGCGGCTCGTCGGCATGCGCTACGAGTCCCTGCCGATCGTCTGCCGCGCGCTGCGCATCCGGCGCCGCAAGCAGCGCCGCCTCTTCCGCGACCTGCAGGTGATGGAATCCGCGGTCCTCGAAGCCAACGGCGCGGACGCAGCACCGCCCGCGGACACAGCGCTGCCCCATGAGCAAGCCGGTGACTGGCCCTGCTGACCCGCTCGGCTGGGCCAACAAGCCCAGGAGCCCCGTCGCCCTCGACGCCATCATGAAGAAAGCCGAGTCCGACCGCCAATTCCGCGCCATCCGCGATCGCTTGATCAAGGATGGCATCTGCACCGAAGCCGGCCGCCTCCTGTTTCGCTGGACCGGCATCGCCTGGGAGCAAGCCACATGACCACGGTCAAATTCCGCGTCGAGCTCGAAGGCGCCGGCCAGACTGCCGCCGGCTTCGACCAGGTCGCCGCCGCCGGCAAGAAAGCCGTCGACCAGGTCACCGCCGGTAAGCGCGACCTCGACCAATACGGCCAGACGGCGCGCGCCACCGCCGCCGCGCTGCGCCAGGTGCCCGCGCAGTTCACCGACATCGTCACCGGCCTCGCCAGCGGCCAGTCGCCGCTCACCGTCCTCCTGCAGCAGGGCGGCCAGCTCAAGGACATGTTCGGCGGCGTCGGCAACGCCGCCCAGGCGCTCGGCGGCTATGTCGCCGGCCTGATCAGTCCGCTCACCCTCGCCGCCGCGGCCGCCGCCGCGATCGCCGTCGCCTTCGAGAAAGGCCAGGCAGAATCGCGTGATTTCGAGCGCGCCCTCATCAACACCGGCAACGCCGCCGCCACCACCGCCGGCGAACTGCGCGAGATCGCCGACCGCGTCGCCGACACGACCGGCGCCACGCGCGGCAGTTCCGCCGCCGTCCTCGCCGATCTCACCGCCACCGGCCGCGTCACCGCCGAAATGCTCGAGAAAGACGCCGCCCCCGCCATCTCCCTAGAGCGCACCGGTGGCCAGGCCGCTGCCGACACCGCCGAGCAATTCGCCGCCCTCGGCAAGGATCCCGTCGAAGCCCTGAAGAAGCTCGACGAGCAGAGCCACTTCCTCACCGCCACCGTCCTCGAACAAGTCCAGGCGCTCGTCGAGCAGGGTCGCACGGCAGACGCCGCGCGCCTCGCCCAGACCGCCTACGCCGACGCGCTCCTGCAACGCATTCCGCAGCTCGAAAACCAGCTCGGCACCCTGCAGACCGCCTGGCGCGGCGTCAAGGATCTCGCCAAGAGCGCCTGGGACGCCATGCTCGGCATCGGCCGCGACACCGAGACAACCGAGCAGAAACTCCGCGCCGCGCAATCCCGCCTCGCCGGCGGCGACGCCTCGGCCCGCGGCGACATCGCCGTCTGGCAAGCCAAGCTGGATGCCGAAAAGCAGAGCGTCGCCGCGCAGGAAGCCGCCAACATCAAGCGCCGCGCCGAACTCGGCTGGCTCAAGGAAGGCGAGCAGTTCCGCAGCAAGCAGCAGAAGATGGAAGCCGAGATCGCCAAGGCGCGCGAACTCGGCGTCCAGGCCGGCAAATCAGAAGCCGAAGTACTCAAACGCATCGGCGAAATCCGCGAGAAGTACACCGAAAAGGTCCGCACCGGCGGCACGCGCGCCGCCCGCTCCGACCCGCTCGACGCCGAACTCGACCGCCTGCGCACCGATCTCCTGGCGAGCGAAGCCGGCCTTTCCTCCTCGACTATCAAGGCCATGGACAGCCTCACCCAGGCACTGCGCCGCGGCAAGGTCGAAGCCGCCGAGTACGAGAAGCTCCTCGGCATGCTCCTCGACAAGGACTCCGTCCTGCGCGCCAACGCCGTCCGCGACGAGCAAAGCAGCCGCGCCCAGGAAGCCATGGCCGGCTCCGTCGACAACCTGCGCAATGCCTTCGGCCGACAGATCGCCGCCGCCAGCGAACGCGACATGCCGCAGGCCGAGCGTGAACTCGCCCGCTCCCTGCGCCAGGTATCCGAAGAAGCCGACCGCGCCCGCGAAGCCCTCAGCCAGAAAGCCGCCTCGCTGCGCACCGACGACATCCCAGCTCTCGAAGCGTACCGCCAGGCGATGGTCGAAGTCGCCCGCGCCGAAGAAGAGCAGACCGCCTGGGTGCGCGAGCATGCCGCCGAGCAGGACCGCCTCAACGGCCTGATGTCCACCGGTTTCGACCGCGCCATCAAGCGCTACGCCGACTCCAGCAGGTCGGTCGCAGACCAGACTGAAGAAGCGTTCACCCGCGCCTTCGCCAACATGGAAGACGCCCTCATGACCTTCCTCACCACCGGCAAGCTCTCGTTTGCCGACTTCGCCCGCTCACTCATCGCCGACATGGCGCGCATCGAGCTGCGCGCCTTGCTGACCAACCAGGCAGGCGGCGGCAGCGGCTTTGGCGGCATCGTCCAGTCGGCGCTTTCCATGCTTGGCCTCGGCTCGGGGCCGTCATTCGGCACCACCGGAACGACCAACAGCTTCATGACGAACGGTGTCGCGCTGCGGTCTGCGCTGGGCAACGCCT